AAAGAGAAAAGCACAAAGAGAAAAAGCACAGTCATTTATATCTCCACCCTCTACTCTTAGACCTGGAAAGAAGATATCAGTAAAGGTCAATAGGATGACTGGGATTATTCCCAAGAGACCTATTCCAAAAGAAGTAGCAGATAAAATATCTGCTCCAATAACACAGGAGCAAGAGGGTGAGACTGTAGCATCTCCAAGTAAGAAAGTAATATCTTCTTTAGGAAGACTTACTTTAGACTTGGAAGTTGTTAACAATAACTTGGATAAAATTACTGAGGTAATCCAAGAGGATTATGCTCAGACAAAAGCAAAGAATAAGAAAGAGATTGAAGATTATAGAAAGAGGATTGCCAATAGAGAAAGAAGACTTCCAAAGAAAAATCTTGGTGATGATAAGAGAAGTCTTAAAGAGATAATCAAACCATTTGTTGGTGGATTTTTCTCTGGAGTTGGAGGTGCAATAAGAGGACTTGCTGCATTTAATTTACTGGATGGCATCATCAATGGAGATCTAACAAAGGTCATTGGATCTTTGATGGGAATTGGTATTACCTTTGTTCCACAAATTGGAATGATGATTGCTGGCACAATTCTGAAATCACTTCTTAAAGGGTTTGGTAGAGCTGCCTTTGGTAGAAGAGGTGGGATGCCCATGAGAGGACCAAGGGGAAGAACTCCTAGGATGGGTGGAATTGGTAAGTTTGGTGCTGCAATGGCTCTTGGTGCAGGTGCATTATCTTTGGGAAGTGCCTTTATGGGATCTCAAGAAACTGGAGATGATAATCAGGATAGGTTAGATGAACTAGAAGCACAAGAGAAAGCACTTGCTGCTGGTGGATATGCTGCAATTACCCAAGATGATTTAAAGAGATTCCAAAATTTAAATCAAAAGTTTGAAAAGATGATAGATGAGATGATGGGTAAAAGATCTTCTTCTCGTGGTGGGGGAGGAACTGGTATCTCTGATACAGAACAAACCACTGGAGGTCAGATTAGTGGTGCTCCAGTAGAAATGAACATGGAGACTAGGGGAACTGTTCAGGGAGAATATTTTGATATGAAAGGGAGAATAGAATTACTTAAGAAGGTTGGTGCTACAGATGAAGAGGCAATGAGATTGGCAGCAATAGCAAAATATGAATCTGGAGGAGGATCTAAAAAACATAATCCAGATGCATCCACTGGAGATAATTCTTATGGGTTATGGCAAGTAAACATGATTGGCAATTTGGGAACTGCAAGAAGAAAGCAATTCAATTTATCAAGCAATGAAGATTTGTTTGATCCAGTTACAAATGCTCAAGCTGCATTGGCAATACTTAGAAGTCAGGGTTGGGGTGCCTGGACTGCAAACACACAAGTAACAGAGGAAGATTTAAAGGCAAGCAGAAAGGCATTTGAAAGTATTCAAGGTGGTAATGAAAGTGGTGGATATACATCAAAGCAAAAGAGAGTAAATATTAGTTCTACTGCACCACCATCAAGAGGAGTTCTTGTTAGCATGATTCCAACTCCAACAAGTTCTGGTAGTCCTGGTTCTGTGAACCTTGATGGTGGAAGTAATGATGATTTTGTGGATCCAAATAATTCAAATGATATAATTGGGCAACTGTACAGAACTCAATGGAACATTGTAGATGTAGGTTGATAAATGGACGCACAAAAACTACTAGAAGCACCAAAACCACAACCCAAAATTGTTGCTAGGGTATCTAAGGTCAACAACTTAGTTAAGGTATCCACTGAGGCAAGAAAAACTTCTACTAAATTAAGAAAGACTTTTGAGAAAGGTATCTATCAAAGAAAGACACAACTGTCTGTCTTGAATAGATACAAAAATAGATTAGATTCTATACAGAAAGAGAAGGATAGGGCATATCAAAAGAAAACTAAAAAGACAACAAAAGAAAAATTAAAGGTTCCAAAATTCAAAGGATCATTCTTCTCCAAGAGTGGTGATCCTTTATTTCAAATTGCTGCTCTTGCAGGACTTAATTCTTTAGAAAAATTATTAGAGGGAGATTTGCTAGGAGCACTTTCTCCAGGAATGGTTGCTGCTGGTGCATTAATGGCACCAGGATTACTTGGTCTTGCTGGTGGTGCAATTGAAGGATTTTTTGGCAGAGGTCCCAAACCACAAAGGGGATTTGATGTCACTGGAAGAAGAGTATCCACTAGTGCACAAAACAGATATAGACAGAGATTTGGAGACAGAGCATTTAAGAATAGATTTGGAAAAGATGCACTAAAAAGATCCAGACAAACTGGTGATGTAGTAAGCACTGCAACTAAAGGGGGTAGAGCAGCAAGAGCATTTGGTAGGTTTGGTGCATCAATTGTTCCTGGAGTTGGTGCAGTTGTTGGTGCTGCTGATGCTGCAATTAGAGCATCTGAGGGTGATGTTACTGGAGCAGCTATCTCAGGAGCAGGAGCATCTTTAGATGCATTTGCAGCTGCATCTGCTGCAACTGGTGTTGGATTGCCATTAGCTGGTCTTGCATCAATAGCATCATTTGCATTAGATCTGACTAACCTAACAAGAGATTTAATTGGTGCAAGTGATAAGGAAATTGAAAAGAATAGATTAAAAACCCAAGCAGAGAAAGAGAAAAAATTATCTGAGGCAAAGGGAAATTTAACATTCACAAAAACTTTAGACAGTTACAGTGCAGCTTTGGTTAAGTTTGAAGAGTTCTCTAAAGAATTTACTAAGGGTCTCTTTATGTCACCAGAAGATGTAAAATTAGAGGCTGCAAGAGTTGAGGCTAGAGGTGCAGGATCTACTCCAATTAATGGTGCTGGTTATGAGTTTACTCAGAAAGCATCCTTTTCACAATACTTAACTGGAGATCCATCAAGTCCTGGATATGATGCAGCACATGGAACAGTTGGCAATTATCATGACCATGTTGCCTTTAAAGATAGAGATACTATGCAAAGAGCAGCAGCATATTTGATGAGAAAAGGAATTCAAGTTACTGAAATGAATGTTAGTTCTGGTCATACTCCAGGATCTGCTCACTATGAGGGACGTGCTTTTGACGTTCCTGGGCATCAGTGGAATGGTTCTGGTCCTATTGGACCAACTGAATACAATGGATCAAAGAGAGTAAGAGCACTTTTAAATGAATTTTATGAGTCAGAAGGATCTCATGGAGGAAACATTCTTTCTGGACCAAAGGGTGGATACTTTGCTTTACTCCATGGAAAAGAAGCAGTCTTGCCAGTGGATAATCAACACACACAAAGTGGTGGGGATCCTTTAGAAAATGTTTCTCCAGATATACTAAATGCAATTTTAAATAAATCTAAGGTTTATCAAATGGCAATGGCAGAAATGCCACCAGAAGTTATAGAAGTTCCAATGCCAGTTACCCTACCACAGGCATCACAATCCCAATCCTCATCACCAATGTCAATAAATATTCAAGATGATGCAGATAAGAAATTGTTAAAGATGTTATACTATAGTGTACTAGGTTAATGGCATCATATTACAATTACAAAATTCAAGAGTTTCTTATAGAAACTAAAGATGGGTTTCAAGACCTGACAGAATCTGTTGTTTCAATATCTTATAGTGAAAACATAACCTCACCAATGTCATTGGTGTCCCTTGTCATAACTAACACCTCTGGATTCTTGGCAAAGATTGCTGGTGGAGAAAAAGTCAGACTGGTTATATCACAAGATGCTACAAAGTTAAAGATAAATCTTACAGATGAGAATAGAAATACTTATTACATTGGGAACATTGTAAACTCAACTACAGAGTCCACTAGAGAATTATTTGTTTTAGATTTAGTTCCACTAGAGTTTTTTACCAATGAAACTACTAGAGTATTCAGAAGATATGATAACACAATAGATAATTCTGTAACCAAGATTCTACAGAAAGAATTGGGGACAACTAGATATCAAGACAGCAACATAGAAAAGACATCTAACAAATACTCATTCATGGGTAATGCTAGAAGACCATTCACAGTATTGGGATGGTTATGTCCTAAAGGAATTCCACCTATTGGAAAGTCTGGTAATGAGGTTGGAACTGCAGGATATATGTTCTTTGAGAATCAAAATGGATATAATTTTAAAAGTGTAGATTCTTTATTTGCTGAAGGAAGACAATCAAAAGCAACTTACAGTTACAGAGAAGTGCTTTCAGGACCTGCAGATTCACAAGCAAACTTTAAGATAACTTCTCCACCAGTTTTCAGAAAGAACTCTAGTGTCATTGACAATTTAAAAATTGGAATGTATGCTAGTGTAAACTATTTCTTTGATACCAACACTAGAAAATTCTATTCAAATGTATACAAGTTAAAGGATAGTTATCAGATAATGAATCACTCTAGTAATAGTGATGATGCCCCAGTAATACCAGAAGGATTAGAAGATAGTCCATCAAGATTGATGGTTAGTATGCTTGATAGTGGACAGATGGATAAGTCTGGGAAACTCCAAGCAGCAGATAAGAGAATGGAGTATCAGGCACAGGCTGTGACAAGATACAATTTATTGTTCAGTCAAGCGTTAAATATTACAGTACCTTTAAACTTAGCATTGACAGTAGGAGATGTAGTTGAGGTCAAGTTTGGGAAGATATCAAAGGAGAGTGAGGAAAAAGATAATAGAAAGTCTGGTAAATATATTATAAGTAAACTAAAACATGAGTTTGGCAATAAAGGACTTACTGGACTAGAATTAATCAGAGACTCTTATGGAGGAAGAAAATGAAAAACATAGAAGATCACATTAATAGGGACAAAGAAGAACTGCAAAACCCAATGATTTCTTCCCAAAGAAGAAGGCATATTGAGGATGAATTGGGACAGTTGGAAACATATCATGAGAAGCATCCAGAAGATAGTCATGATCCAACACCACTAGAACTATACTGTGATGCCAATCCAGATGCATTAGAGTGTAGAGTATACGAAGACTAATGTTAATAGAACAATCCCTAATTAATCCAAACTTTATTGGTAAAGATTCCTTTAGATGGTTTACTGGAATCGTTACCAAGTATAAGAATACTGAGAATGGATATAGGGCAAAGGTTAGAATCATAGGTCACCACCCATCCTCATCTTCAGTTGTAAAAGATGAGGATCTTCCATGGGCACATGTCTTAGTACCACTAAACTTTGGTGCTGGGGAAGGTGGTGCTGGAATTAGTTTCAACCCTAGAGGATCTGAAGCTGTTATTGGATTCTTTATGGATGGTGATGATGGTCAACAACCTGTTATCATTGGGGCATTGTTCTCTGGAGCATCTATTGAGCATTCAAATGTATTTGATAAAGGAACTGATGGATTCAAACCATTCAAACCAGGAGATACTATAATAAATCCATCACATCAACCTGCTGATGGAACTCCAACACCAGATTCTGGAATACCTCTTCCTAATGGAAGGACTGCAAATAACAAAGAGAGTAAGAAGCAAGCTAGAAATAGACCAGGATCAGCACCAGTTGAACAATTGTTCCACAATGTAAATCTGGAGAAGACACTGTATCTAAAATTGCTAAGGCACTTAGAAAATTTATTTACTATCTAAACACAGTTCAAAATTACATTAACATCTATGTAAATCCAACTTTAAATTATATTGAAAATCTTCCAGCTCTGATACAAGAGGTTACAACTGCAATTTCTGATGGTCTATCTGAGTATACAAAAATTGCAAGAGATTATATCATAGAAAAGATATATAAAGGTCTTAGGGATGTTATTGAAAAACTTCTTCCAAAAGATGCTATTCTTGCCAAGAAATTAGCAGTTGACAAAGCTGTAGATGGAATCTGGTGTTTATTCCAGAACATCTTAAAGAAAATAGGAAAATTTGTCTTTGATTTTATTGGACAAATGGTAGGGAAGGTTGTAAGTATCCCCATTTGTGCAGTAGAATCATTCATTGGAAGCATGATGCAAACTATTGGAAATGAAATTGCAAATGCTATTGGTCCTGCACTACAAGAATTAACTTCAGTTATTGGTCAAGGTGTTGGTCAAATTTCAGGATATATTTCACAAGCAATTGGATATGCAAAGACTGTTCTTTCCTTCTTCTCATGTGAAGATAACAAGTGTAAGCAGCAGTTTGATTTTGAGATGAACAAAGGATATGTTCCCAAAGGTGCAGTAAACTTCCAAAAGATTCTTAATTATTCACCAGCACAAGGAGTGAGGAATCTTTTCTCAGATGGAACACAACAATTCTCAAGTTGGTTGGGACAAAATAGTGGAGGAGATCCTAGTGATGATGTTCTTGCTGCATTAGGAGTAAGTAAGGATGAATTTGCTGCATACTTTGACTGTGATGGAACTACTTTAAACTGTGGTCTACCAAAGGTAACATTCTTTGGTGGATTTGGTGGAGGTGGTGGAACTGGAGCAGTTGTTGTTGATGTTCTTGGTCAAGTAA